TTAATTATGCAGCAGAGTTGTAGAATACAATCTCATTACCATTCACATGAGTGAATCCAACTTTCATGTTTGCACGAGTACGGATAACCGGCTCAGCAACTGTGTCAGCTAAGTTGATTGCGCGTAACGCTTTTCCATCTCCTTCAGCATCGAATGCATAGATAAGGTTGTTTCTCAATGTAGCAACAATTTTGGATGTTGTTCCCATTCCTGGACACAATACCATTTTGATTCCCAAATAAGAGAAGTCCAATGCTTGAGTTAAATTGGCTTGAGTATTCGCAGCAGCAACCGCAGCACGGTAAGCAGTAGCCACCGGTGAAGATACATAAATTCTCAACTCTTCTTGGTTAGCGATAACCGCAGCAGGAATAGCAGCGTAAACCAATGCCAATTTAGCAAGTACATTTGATGGAGTGATTGCGATTGGTGAAGCGATGTCAATCACGTTTGCTGAATCAGCAACCAATGATTTTACATAACCGTCACACAATGCGTATGCAGCAACCTCAGAATCCGTATCACCTAACCAACGTAATTTCTCAACGTTCTCTGCGATTGTTTTCGCCATTTCTCCCCAGTAGTAATCCATGAAAGATGCAACAGTGAAATCACCATTAGATCCTTTTGTCATTTGTAATGATACGAATGATTGCTCCAATTGGAATTGACAAATCTCAGCCATTGCTGACAATCCACATACGTCAACTTCTACTGAAGCAAGTTCGTCATTTGATGCGTTCCATCCACAGTTCTCAGCTTGTAAAACTTGACCAAATGTTACATTGGAAATTTTAGTTTTGTATTTGATACCTGGAAGTGTACGGTAGTTATCAACCGTTTCTTCTTGTAAATACGCACGAGAATAGAATGCCTCGCTGTTTGCTTGCAATAACGCTGATGCGTCAATGTCTAAGTCGAATTTTAATTTTCTGCTCATTTTGTTTTGTTTTTGTTTTGTTTATTAATTATTAGAATTTAAAAATTTGCTAACTGCACTAAACTTGTCATGTGCCGATAATTTTGTTTCAGTCATTTCAACTTCATCTTCAGTTTCAGTGACCATCATCTCTTCCATTTGGTTGCGAAGGTCAGCGATCAATGCGATGATTGCTTTCTCTCTCTCCTCAAGAATTGGTGTAACGATTGCAAGGATTGCTTCAGCATCCAATGCAGGATCAATTGCCATTTCTTCCTCAACTGCATCTTCAACAATTGGAGCTTCTTCCTCAACAACTGTTTCTTCCAATGCAACTTCTTCCATTGCAACTTCTTCAATTGGTGCATCCTTAATCTCAATGATTTCGCCATCTACAACAACGTAGATTTTGCCATCGATTAAGTGCTCCCCATCAGGTAATTTGTTCATGTTATATTTGTTTAATTGATTACTTAATTTCAATCCCAAGAATCCCTCAATAGAGAATCCAACTTGGTCATTGGCAACCAATTCAGCATAATACTCTTTATCAGTTATCTGAGCAGTCACCATCAATGTTCCCTTTGGCACATCAATGCCGAATGTTGAGAATGCCTTGTCTTGCTTTGGATTGTCCACCACCCACGTTTCAAGGATATATGCCGGAACTGTCTTGGATGTGTCATGCTCCAGGTTGAATAGGTCACGATTACGCAAGTCACTCATGAACTTCTCATGAATCTTTGCGATTGTTTCCTCAGTGAACTGAACATAGTATTCTCCCTCCTGGTCATCCTTGCGATATATCTCCATGGGAATCATGGCAGGTGCGGTGATGCGATACTTTAAGTCATCAGCGAATATCATTCGTTGTGCTTGTTCGAATGCCATTCCTTTCACCTTAATTGCCGGTTGAGATGTGAACGCAATCTGCTCAATTCCCAAATCTTCTCCATCGGAGTATTCGGGATCAATCGTGATTTTGTAAATTGGCAAGTCTTTGGTCATGTATATATTAAAAAAATTGTAAATTTGTTCATAAAACATACTTATGATAAAAATATTTGAAAGGGAAATCCCCAACCGAATGGATGAATTGACCATTGAACAATTCGAGAAGGTAACTGAAATCACCAACAACCAAGAACTTGATAACATCGATAGGTATATCAAGATTTTTGAATACTTCGGTGTTAAGGAATCCGAATGGGATGACAATGATGTGGAACTTTCTGAATTTATTGACAAAGTGAAGGAATTTAACTCAAGTAAATATGAGAAGAAGGATGCAGTTGAGTCAATTGAATTGGAAGGATATACATATGAAGCTAAGTTGAAGCTCTCAGTGAAGGATACCAAGATGATTGAGAAGTTGATTGGTCGCAAGTCACACAATTGGATTAGTGATTTGTTGGCATTGATGTTCAAACGAACTGACCTCAGCCAAGTGGAACACTACACTGAAGCACATTTGAAACACAAAGCAAAACTATTTAAACAATTGAAAGCGGAAATCGCAGTACCTTACCTGGTATTCGTTACTGAAAAAATCTCAAGCCATGCAAAATCTGAAGCTACCGAAAGCGTGGAGCCAAATAACGATTGAGCAATTCATTGAGATAAGGTCATTAAACATTGAGGATGGAACATTGCAATACAATACCGATGTGCTCTCCATCCTCTCTGACCTACCCATTGAGGACTTCGATGATATAGAACTTGACGAACTTCAGGACATCACCAAGCAATTGAAGTGGATGACCTCAGAACCATCCAAGAGATATCAGTATCAGCTCGATGAATTCAAGCTCAAGCCATTTGTTGACATCACTCTCGGTGAGTTTATTACATTGGAGGGATTCGTCACTGATGACTATATCAAGAACCTCCGCAACATATGTGCGATTCTCTACCGAAAGACATCCACTGATGAATGGGGGAATGTAATCACTGAGCCATACAAATTCAAATCAAGTGATCGTGTGCATCTCTTCGATGACATTCCAATCACCTCAGTATTTGGATTGATACCTGAGTACCTTCAGTTCCGCCAAAACTTCTTGGATAGTCATGCCAATCTTATGAGTGAATCATATGAGGATGATGAGGAAATAAGCGATGAGGAAGAACGCAAAGAGCAGGAAGAGGAAAAGAAATCATCCAAGTGGGGATGGGAACAATTGATATGGACCATGTGCAATGGTGACCTTTCAAAGTTCGATGCAATCACCGATACAAAACTTGTATTGATTTTTAACTTCCTTGCAATGCGAAAAGAGCTTGAAATTTAGTAATCAAGTGCATCCCAAAACTCTCCAAAAAGAGGTTGGAAATCATAAATGACTTTGACTTTTTTACGAAGCAATCCACCAAGTTCCAGAATTGGGAACGTCTGAGCCAATTTGCTCACATACTGCCCATACATTTCTGATATCAATCCACTCTGCTCAAGCTCAGTGTTGAACTTTCGAACCAAATCAAATGGTGCAATGGTGATTGTACCGTTGTTAAGGAATCCGAAGTAATAAGCTGCAACGATTTGAATGCGAAGATTTCCCTCCGTAGTTACTTTGGCATTGATACGCACTGAATCATACAAGGTACCCGTTTCAATCAATGCCTCCTGCTTGATTACGTTCTTGAGTACATTGGCAACCTTTCTCCTTGTTGGATAAAGTATATTGAATTCACCGGTGTTCTTATAAGCCATACTTATATATTAAGATTAATTCGGAATTTGTTCAGGAATTTGGCAATCAGTCCACGATGGAAGTACAAAAGTAATGTTCATCAACCATCCTGCTGCGTAATCCAAGAGGTCATTGTTCAATGGGGTGAATGTTGGGAATCCTTCCACATCGAAATCAGTGTCAGTCAATGAGAATGTGTAATTTAAATACAAATCATTCAATATCTGCTGAGTATCTGAGAGAATTGTAGTGATATTCGCACGATCCTTTTGGATGATATCAAAGCAATATATCTCAAGGTTAAATAAGTTCACATTATCACTTGCAAGGACATCCACCGGTACGATATACACGAGAGGATACTTCTCATCCTTAGTGGCGAAGTTGAATAACTGCTCCTTGAAATCAGTACCTACCTTTTTAACCTGGAGGTGTGCATTGTAGAACGCGATGATTTCATCGGTTAGTGCTTGATATGATATCATAATTGTGCTGATTTTTGAATTTTCAATATGTTGCTTTGTGTGGCAGTCATTTCCGTTTCACTCACTACCGCAGTGACTGTGATATTTTGGTTAGTATCTTGACCTCCTCCGACATTATTTTGGTTGTTACCTTGACCATATAAGTTACCAGGTGTGAATGAAGGTACTGATGATTGAGTCGATGTTGATGATGCACTCGGAGCGGTTACATTACCACCTCCGCCAACAGTTCCTCCACCTCCACCATTCATAAACTTACCAATGGATGTTGCTACGATTGTACCAATGGATGTTGCTGCACGAATCTTCGCGGCTGCAATTGCAGCGGTTTTCAATGTTGCACCCCCATCAGGTAACAAGGACCATGTTGGATTGGATGCGTATGCGGATATTTCTTTTTGAGTGTTGACAATTACTTGACCAATTGCAAGAGCTTTATCAACCAAGAACAATGCATTCGCTACTTTTTTATTCTGACCGGCAAGTGATCCAATTGCATCAAGTGTTCCTTTGACCGCACCAAATTTGGCAGCCGCAAGTTCTTCGTCAGCCTTAGCCACTGCTTCATTGTAAGCCTTTATATCTTGGAAGGACTTCATATTCGCCTCGCCTTGCAACTGAAGTTTTTGGTTGTTGGTTGCGGTGATTCGAGTTACCGCTTTTGCAGCACTTTCAATTTGAACAAATTCCTCATTGTCTGCTTCAGTTTTGCGAATAGTATTTATCTCAAGAGTTTTGGCACTTTCCAATGCAGTGACATCCTGCTTATATTTCTTTGCCTCAGCAATTAACTTATCATATTTTGCAATGGTATCATCAATCTCTTTTTGGAATTGTGTCTTGGTTGAATCGGTCACTAATTTGTTTGCAGTGGCAATTTCCCCCTGGATAGCTTTCACTCCATCCTTGTATGCCTTAGCTCTTGCTTCAGCATCTGACTTCGCTTTTTCTTTCGCTGCATCTTCTTTCGCTTTTTGTTCTGCATCATCAGCAATCGCAATCAAAGTACGGTCTTTTCTTCCTGCCTTAATGATGTCATTCTCTGCTTGAATCTGCTCACGAAGTTTCTTGCGTTTCTCCATGTTATCAGCCGATGCAACTTTGTTAAGTGCATTGTATTCCTCTTGAGCTTTTTGTCTGCGGTATATTGCTTCCTTCTCAAGTGCTTTGGATTTATCCAATTCAAGTTGAGTGGTGTCTTTTCCTGCTGCCTTCGCTCTTGCAATCTCAATATCGTAATTGTCACCAACTGCTGCAACACGTTTCTTGGATGACTCGATTGCTTTGTCATTTGCCTTGGTAACACGCTCAGCATTTTCCTCTGCTGCGTATGATGTCAATCCAATCTCATCGGTCAACCATTTAAATGCATCGATGAGGATATTGATTGGAGCCATTAACGCCTTGAATGCTGCATCAAGAACACCAATCTTTTTCAAGAACAATCCAATTCCAACTACAATTGCAGCAATGACCGCAGCAATCAAGAATATTGGATTGAGTAATATCTGAGCACCGAGCTTCATGAATGTAGCACCAAGAGTGGTGACTGTCTTTGTGAGTCCTTTGATGGCACCGGTGATATCTGCTTTCCCTAATGAGCCAACTGTTTTCTGAAATGTGGCAGCCTTCTCGGATGCACCTTCAAAATCAAGTGACATCAAATCACCTTGGATGTTTGAGAATGCATTAGATACCGCTTCGAATTTCGAACCAGTGGTGAATGTTGCAACCTGCTCATTAGCATCCTTAATCCTATCTGCTAACTCACCCGCCTTTTTTGCGAGTGCATCCATCTGAGCAGGATCAGTTGCATTGGCAAGTGCCTCCTTTAATTGCTTTAACTGCGACTTGAGGGAGCCTACTCCGTTTAACGTTAAATCAATTGCTACCTCGTTACTCATATGTTCGGATTTCTAAGGGTGAATAATTAAGCCTCCCATCGGTATGTTGATGGTTGGATGTTTTGGTTGTTCTCACTACCACATTGCCATCAGTGTTGATGTATGCGGTTGCGAGGTAATCGTGTTCAGTGTTTCCAATAGTTACAAAGGTAGTCAATGTATCCAATGGAATCAATGGTGTTCCAAGATACTCACCTTGAGCGGTGCGAGTCCAGGTGATTGCAGTCAAAGCATTCTCAAATATGATTGCGGTTGGTGCTGATGTACTCACTTGATTCAAAAGAGCAACGTATTTCTTGTATCCAATTAGTGCATCGGATGTCAATATGCCATTGATTCGAGGTGTGATGATTCCATCTTGGTCCAATGTATGCCCATCTCCGATAATCATTCCTCTGACATTCGGGAGAGCTGAATTTCCTTGACCTCTGATAATCACATCTGCTCCATCCAATACAGTATTGTTACTTGTTGTTGCTGAACGCAGTGCATTGTTCACCGCCTCATTGATTACATTGCCTCCGGTTGTTGTACCTGGTGCGGTTTGAAATGGTGCAAGGTCGATATCTGAATCAACTGATATCAATTCAACTTTGGTTGGTGCGGATGTGCTCGCATCATAGTCAATAACCTTGTTAATGTTCCACCATGAATTGTCAATACGAATTTTGTCGTTTAGCTTTAA